CAAAATATGCGGCTCCTTTCTTTGATTTCTTATCTAAAAATTTAGGTGCTCTCACTGCAATACTTTCAGTAGTTGGGCTTAATTTTCTTAAAGGATTTTTACCGGCTATTCCTGTTATGGAGGATCTAACTGGAAATATAAATAATTCTGCACAAAGCATTCTTAAACTAGGTAATGCTAGTAGCAAGACAATAAAAACTATACGAAGTACTGGCACGTGGACAGCAGGCCAACTTAAAATTCTTGAAAAAGCCGCTATGTCTAAAACTTCTACCGTCTTAAAAGGTTCTGTTGCTGAGAGAAGGGGAATTCTAAAAGATATAAGAATAATCATGGCCGCCGAAAAAACGAGAACAGCAGAAGCCAGTACGGGGCTTAAAAGATATTTTCTGTTAGGCACTGCAGGGTATGCAAGACTCACTGCAGCTCACGGTAAATTTATGGGAGCTGTGAAAGCAGGTACTTTGATACTCGGTGGTGCTCTAAGAGCCTTGCCATATATCGGTCTTATCTTTCTTTTGAAAGATGCAGCTACAGCTCTTTACGAGTTTCTTAATCCTATACCAGAAGCCACAAAAAAAGCAAATGACGCCACAGATAAACTTACCGAATCTACTAAAACACTGAATGAAGAGTTACAAAGATCCGTGGAAGTTAGAACACAAGTAAGTTTAGGTCTAAAAGAATATGTTGTGCAGATAGGTAATGCTACTAAAAGTGCGGACATATTAAGAAAAATAGTTGCTTTTGAAAATCTAGGTGATGCAGATATTGAGAAGAAAAAAGAGGCCTTAATAGAGTTAACGAATACTATAGGAATTTTAGCTCGCCTCGACCCACGATTCCAAGAGTTTGTAGATAAAGTAAAGGCTTTAGAAAACGGTGAGGAATTTACTGCCAAAGACGAACTTTCTTTATTAACTTCAAGAATTATTGAAGGGGCCACCGCTTTAGAACACTGGGAACAAACAGTTAAAAATGTGGGAGAGTCTATATCAAAAATTATTAATGTAAAAGCAATTAATCCTTTTCAAGCTATTATAGACACTGTAAAAACAGCAACATCAGATGCTGGAAAGATAATACCTGAGTTAGAAGCAAGCATAAGCACAAAACAGTCAGAACTCAGACAAACTTCGATGGGCGGTAATTCTCTAAGTATGGACGCAGTCAGGACTGGTCGTACGGCGGCGTCGGCCCAAGGTAAATACGCTGGCCTTTTAGAACGACAACAAGGTGGAGAGATTGTGCCACGGAATCTAATCGCAAGAGCTAAACTAGAATCGAAACTTGCGACTGAAGCGGCTGAAGCGGCAAAGAAAGCGTGGAAAGAGTATAATGAAACCTTGATTAAAACCCAGACCGAATTAGATACTATGTTCAAACAACAAAGGGAGCTTGAAGGACAAGCAGAAAGAATGGCTACATTTTCGGAAGAGTTAGCAAAAAAAGACGAGGAAATACAGAAAATAGCAAAAAGAAAACTAACTTTACAGAAACAACTAGTAATGTCCACGACCAAAGGCGTAACAACACAAGAAAAATTACAGAATATACAAAATAACGGTCTATCAAGAGAGTTGGAACTACTTAACCAAAAAAACTCTGTAATAGCTGCAGAAGTTCAATTAGCTAGCTTACTGAAGTCTAAAGCGGATGGTAACGCAACAATAACAAAAGAAGAGATAGATGCTGCAGAACATGCGTTAAGATTAGCGAACAGCAAGACAGATCAAATAGTTCATCAGCAGGGTATTCAAAGAGAGCTTAACTTTTTAGAGTCATTAAACTTAGAGTTAGCAGAAAAAAGACTGCGTCTAGACATTAAACGCGTCGAAACAAGTATACGTCTAGCAGCGAACGAGAGAGCTTTAAATAAAGCTAAATCGGGTGCAGGTACAGGAAACTTCGGCTTTGCTCAAATAAAAAAGGAAGCTGCTGCCCAAGAAATGTTGTTAAAGGGAAAAGAAAGCGTTGCTAGGGCTTCTTATGAGATAGCAAAAGCAACGGCAGACGATTTATCTCTTAAAGTACTGTTAAATGGTGCAGATGCAACTCAGGCTAATTTAGCCGGCGCGAAAATGAGAGAAGCTTGGCAACAAGTAGAAGCTGCAAGACAAGAACTCACAATTTTTCAGGCAAGAGGACAAATCCTTCAAAACTCTCTTTATGGAAAGACGGAAGAATTAAAGCTACAGAACGAAAGCTTATTTTTAACTGGCGAAGAAAAACATATAGCAGCAGCTAAACTAATGCTAATGAAAGAAGGGGTAGCCTTAACTCCAGAAGCTATAGCACTTGCCTCAGCCGAATTAAAAACTCAAGAAGATATAGGAAGAGTTATGAAGGCTAAAAAAGATTTGGTAGGCTCTTTCACAGATGCTATGAGTGCCGGAATAAACGGAATGATTCAAGGCACTATGAGTATGAAAGATGCTTTCAAGAATATGGCCTTATCTGTGTTAAAAATGCTAAGTAATATAATCACTCAGATGTTGGTTATGAAATTCCTTGGGAGTGCATTTGGCATGGGTATAACTAGCGGACTAGGCAGTGTTTCTAGTACTATAGCTGCTCCTCCGGCAGCTAGAAATGGTGGTGTATTTTCCGCGGGTAAGAAGATGGGTGGGTACGCCGATGGAGGTATAGCAAAAGGTTCTACCTCAGGTTATCCTGCCGTTCTTCACGGTACAGAAGCAGTAGTACCTCTTCCCGATGGAAAGTCTATTCCAGTATCTATGAATGGGACGGGACAAAATAATAATGTTACTGTAAATGTGTCTATGGACGGGCAAGGCAACGCACAATCAGAATCCGACAGTAATGGACAACAAGGGGCTAATATTGGTAAACTCATTGCTGGCGCCGTACAAGAAGAACTGCAACGTCAGAAACGTCCTGGCGGGATTCTTAGCCCTTATGGAGCAGCATAATGACAATTGGTATTAATGTAGGAGGAGCCTCTGGCTTTGTAACTCCAGACAGAAATTTTTCGAAGAAAACAAAACCAAGAGTACTAAAAGTTTCTTTTGGAGATGGGTATGAGCAAAGATTAAAAGAGGGTATAAATACGCTTAACCAAAACTTCAATATATCTTTCAATAATCGTCCCACTCAAGAAATAGATGATATTGTAGACTTTCTAGACTCTAAAGGAGGTACTGCTTCCTTTAATTTCACTATTCCTGACCCAGATGGTGCTGGAGATGAAACAACCGTGAAAGTAGTCTGCGAAGATTATAATCAAGTATACTATAATTTAAATATTGGTTCCTGTACCGCAACACTTAGAAGAGTATATGAAGCATGAGCGACATCATAAAAACAGTACAACTACAAGATCCTGGTTCGGAACTGGTGGTACTCTACGACCTAGAGTATTCTTCAGGTAGTTTTGCATACTTCTTCGCCGGTTTAGACGATGACTTAACAGAACTACAGTTTCGAGACTCTGCAGGCGCCGTACGAACCTATGCAGCACTGCCTCTAGAAGCTGATGGATTCGATATCTCTAGCGACGGAGCTTATTCTCGTCCCGAGATAACAGTAGCAAATATTGAGAGCGTATTTAAAGATGCTATCGGAGGCTTAGACTTTCAAGACCTTATAGGAAAAAGACTTACTAGAAGAACTACTCTTAAAAAATACTTAGTGGGAGAGTCTAACGATTCCGGCGCGGGTAATCCTCCCGTAGAATTCCCAAAAATAGTATATGTTATTGATAGGTTAAAGTCTAAAACTATTATATCAGCAACTTTTGAACTAGCGGCACCTTTTGATTTAGCAGGAATTATGTTACCTAGAAGAGTAGTAGTAGGAGGAGCTTGCCCCTGGAAGTATAAAGGGGTGAATAATTCTTCTCCTCGTGGAGGCTGCACCTGGAAGTCCGAAACTTTGGGTGAAGGTACTACTGCAGGGGGAGATGCTATATATATGAATGAGTATGATGAGTATATAATTCCAATAACAATATCTTTCTCTACTGTAGGATCTAGTGTCACAAAAGGCGCTTATTATAGTACTTCTACTAATATTGATAGAGTTAACCAAAACGGAAGTACTACTTCTATTTCAGCAACTAATTATTGGCAGGCAGTAAGAGACCAAGCTTCCAACCCTACTCAGCCTTCTGATTCTGATAAATTTTACTGGAGAAGAGTTAGGGTATACACTACTGAAGTATCTTTCGGAACTACTAATCCAGCATATACTTATAGACAAGTTGGCCATAACACTTATATACTATCGACTGCCGGTGATTTATGGAGAGCAAAAAGATACGCAACAGCAAATACTACTATCTCACCGAATGCGTTTAGTTTTATTGAAGGAGCTTACTGGACTGGAGGAGATATTTGCGGTAAGAAAGTAACTTCCTGCTCTTTAAGATTTCAATCAAAGATACACTCAACTATTACTGGCGGAGTAGCTGTAGATAAAATTAAACAACATTTACCTTTTGGAGGATTCCCGGGTGCTAAGCAAAGATAAAGAAATACTAGAACATCTAGTTAGTGTTTATCCAGAAGAAGGTTGTGGTATACTAATAAATAAACGAGGAAAGGTAGTATGGATGCCTTGCGAGAATACAGCAGTAAACCCAAAAGAAGATTTCGTAATATCCGCAAAAGATTATATAAAAGCAAGTTTACTCGGTGATATACATGCAATAGTACATAGCCATCCAGATGTAAGTTGTGAGCCTAGTGAAAGTGATATAAAAACTAGCGACTTTTTAAGAATACCATACATTATTTATTCTTTACCTAGTATGGAAAAATACGAGTATACGCCAAAAAATATAAGAAACAAATTACTTGGTAGAGATTATGAATTTGGGCAGAGCGATTGTTATTCTCTAGTAAGAGATTATTATAAACAAGAATTAGATTTAACACTACCAACAATACTATTTGAAGATGATTGGTGGGATAAAGGATTAAACTACTTTGATGACTTATTCCAGAACTTTGGATTTGTAGAAGTAGAAAAACCGCAGAAGCACGACGGAATTATTTTTAGCGTGTTTTGTAATGTCCCAAATCATTGCGGGGTTTATTTAGGGGAAGATTTATTTCTTCACCATGCAGTAAATAGGCTTTCATGTAGAGAATCCATACACTCCGGTTGGGGTCAGCATATAGTGAGATACGTAAGATGCAAACAGTTTATTTAAATGGGGGTCTATCTCAGTTCGGAGAAAGATGGACAACTGAGTGTAAAGATATAGCAAGTATCTTTAAACTCATAGAGTGCCAAACTCCTGGGTTTAGAAAATACTTGTCTGATGCAATAGAAGCTGATGTAGGTTTTGAAATACAAAGAGGTTCCGAATTTTTAGAAAATCCAGAAGAGCTTCTTCTTTCTTTAAACGATGAAGATATTATTATCACAGAAGTGCCCTCAGGTTCTAAAAGTGGTGGAGGAAAAATATTGGCTGCTATAGCTATTGTAGCTCTTTTAGTAATTAATCCAGGATTAATGTTTTCAACAGTTACTCAAACAGGAACGGCTACAGGAGTATCTGCTACCGTGGGAGGACTGAATGCTGCAGGACTTGCCGTTAGTTCTCTAGCGGTAAATTTAGCTTTAACAGGTATTACCCAACTTCTCGCTCCAGGACCTGAAAGCGATGGTGATAAAAACGATAGCTATCTCTTTAGCGGTCCTAGTAATAATGGTAGGCAGGGATTACCCGTACCCATTCTATATGGAGAATTAGTAGTAGGAGGAATGCCTATTAGTACTTTCTACTCTAGTTCTCCTTTTAGATCTTCTTTTAGAAACTTCGAGGCACTAGGAGGAACCGCAGGTACAGAAGGGCAAGTATATACAGATGTCAATGGAAACAACCTAGTTTGGCTTGATGCAGTAAGAGATTTCATAAACCTGAGCGATATAGACGCTATTTATAGTTAAGAGGAAAAAAGATGATAAATGGAAATATCGGAGGTGGGCCTAACGGCCCCAACGGCTCCGCCGCAGGAACTAGGAGAGACACCGAGAATCAATACGGGTCTATAACGGATCTAATCGCTGAAGGAGAGATAGAAGGTTTAGTAGCCGGTTTATCTTCTGTATATTTTAATGGAGTATCTTTAGTAGATACCCAAACCTTTAAAAATATACAATCTAAAGCAGGTAAACTGTCAGTTTCTGGTACTGCAGTAACTAATGCTGCAGGATTGTTTTCTAACGTAAATTTATCAAACGGAGTTAGGTATATTCAAATAAAGGGGGCCGGACGCTCTACTACTCTCTCTGCCTCTGCCGAAAAAGGGCAGCAAGAAATATCTGTAGCTACTAATAACTTTTTTCAGGAAAAACATACTAAAGATTTTCAAAATTTAAGCCCTGCAAATATAAATGATAATGTAAAGTACAGTATTAGAATACCTGGGGCAGGTCCTGAAGGTGAAGAGTATAGAGGTGTTATTACTTCTTTTTTCGGTACCAACGAAGAAAAAGCCTCTATCTACCCTTCAATTGAAACAACTGTTAGTTCAGGAACAGCTGTTTCTATAGATGAAGTCTCTAAACTCTCCTCTATAACAGACGAAAATTCCGCGACTCTTGATACGGCTGTAGAGACTAATGTTACTAACGCTACTGCAATACTTTCCTACTCTATAGTTTCCACAACTACAGGAACAGGTAATTTAACTTATAAAAATTCTTTTGCTCATTTAAAGCGAGGTAGTCTAAATCAACTACCTTATAATGAGTTATACGGAATTCCTTCCGCTTCTTATATTCTTGGGTCTAATCAAGATTTAACCTGGTACGGTAACGGGGTAGGAGGCACAGCTTCTGCTACTATAGTACAGTCTTCAGGATTTTCTTTTGGACAAAACTCTAAAGAAGAGATTGACGAACTAAAAGTTCAAATTGAGTTTCCTGCTGGCCTACAGTTAACTGGGGGCACAGGAGAATCTAGGTATGCCCATGCAGAATTCCAAATTATTTTACAGTATAAAACTTCTCCTAATCAAACTACTTTTACTAAACGACTTGTGTGGGGTAATGATTATGGTGGCTCTGAGTTTATAGATTCTTTAAAGTCTGGGCAACTACATTTCTGGAATTTAGGCGATGGTGAAACCTCCGACAGCTACGATAAATTCGATCAGTATAAAGATTTCTACATGCGAACTAAGGATGCTAGATACCGAGGACAAGGAAGCACTACTTCGAACGGCACTCCTTCAGGAGAGAGCGGTAGAGCACTCATACAGAAGAAGGGTCAAAATACTGCATTTGTATCTGAATTTTCTATAAGTCTAAAAGATTTACAGCCTTTACATGATTGGCAGATAGAAGTAAGAAGAATTAGTCCGGATAACGTAAGGGATTACACATATAACAATAATTCTTTTATCTCCTCTGCTAGACTAAAACTAGTAGAGGCTATTATCGAAGAAAAATTTTCATTTCCGAGAAGTGTTTATGCAGTTGTAGGTTTTGCAGCAGAGGATTTCGCGCAGCCTCCTAGCAGGGCATACCATTTACGCGGAAAGAAAATTAGAATTCCGAATAATTATTTTACTAGGGAAGAGCTCGGCACATATCAAGCAGGGTATACTAGAAACGCTAGTACCGGGGTATTAGAATCTGCCTATCAACCTTGGACAGGAGGGTTCCGTCAAGAATTAGTTTATACTAATAATCCTGCTTGGGTATTTTATGATATTCTTACCAATAAAGAATATGGTCTTGGAGACTTTATTCAAGATAGTGATATAGATATTTACTCTTTGTATCAAATTGCTAGATATTGTGACGAAGTAGTTCCTGACGGGAAAGGAGGCCTAGAACCTAGATTTGCTTGTAATGTATATTTAAATTCTCAAGAAGAAAGCTACAAAGTATTAAAAGACCTTGCGAGTACTTTTAGATCTATGATGTTTTGGATTGACGGAAAAATAACCGCTATTCAAGATAAACCGAAAGAACCTGTGTATACTTTTACTCAAGGTAACGTAGAAGACGGATTGTTTAACTATTCCTACACAGGACAAAGAGCAAGAACTAATCAGGTTAATGCAACTTGGACAGACCCTGATCAATTTTATGCTCAAACAACAATTACTGTAGATGACACTGCCAACATGATTTCTCAGGGTAGGATTGTGTCCAAAGACGTAGTAGCTTTTGGTTGTACTTCAGAAGGGCAGGCAAGAAGACTTGCTGCATGGCACTTAGCAACAGATACTACAGAAACAGAAATTGTTAGTTTTACAACGTCTATGAATGCTTCATTTTTACGTCCAGGGGATGTTATAAATATACAGGATAGACAGTCCGTAGACTTTGAAGCTAGTGGTAGATTATCCACTGGGTCTACGACTACTTCTATAGTATTGGATAGAACCGTAGATTTTCCTGGGTCTGGTACTCTAGGGACGGGGTGTAATTTATACTTAATTTTTACAGAACCATCATTTTTCCTTCAGCAAGAGTCTGCGGTAATAAATGGACAAACGTATAACAGAGGAGAGGTACTTCTAGAAGATAAGGATGAGAACCCATTAATATCTGAAGAACAAGGAATAAACTTACTAGATGACTCCGGAGATGTAGTATTAGTACAGTATAATAAAAATTCAAGGGTAGAAGTAAAAGCAATCACTAATTCTACTACTTCTGCTTCTACGATTTCTGTTTCAGGAGCCTTTTCAACTGCTCCCGCCCAAGACACTATTTGGGCTATTAGCAGAGAAGACGATGTCAACTCTCCGGAAATTAGAGAATTTAGAATAGCTGGTATCGCTGAAGAAGACGGGTTTAAGTATTCTATCGCCGCTACCCAGTATACTAGAGAGAAATTTGATGAGATAGACATAGATTCTCCTGTTTATACAACTACTTATGTATCTGAAGCAGGAAGAAATTCCCCTCCTCCTTCTGTAAGTACTATTTCCATAGAGCTAGTAAATGAGGGCTCCTCTTCAGAGGAAGCTTCGGGTACTGCTACGAAAGCCAGAATTAGTTGGACTCCCGCCGTAGAATCTTATGAAGATTCAAACGGATTAGTGAGTACTAGACCTTATAGATTTTTAAAAGGGTATGAGGTAGTACATAATCTAACTACTACTAATAATTCTATATATGCGGATGATACAGCCAGGGTATTTGTACCTGCATCGAGTAACGTACTAGAAATTGATAATGTTTCTGCGGGAACTTATACAGTAGGTATTATAACGAAAAGTGACTCGGAACCCTCTACTAATTCTATCACTACTTCAGTTACTAGAACTATATTTACGGCCCCTCCTCAAGTAAGTAAGCTTAATAAGCTATCAAAAGGTGGGTTCATTACATCCCCGATTTCCTTCAACTCCTCCACTGGATTAGTTGTACTAGAGAACGCTATTTATAGCTATTCTCCTCCTTCAGGTATCGACTACTTTTCTACTACTGGTAGTCCTTTATTTAATCAACAGAGTTTCACCTCCTTAGCAGATGGGGGAGTTGCGTACTTACTGTACGATGCTTCTTCTGCCGAAAGTGGTGGAGATCCTTGGAAAGCAATTCAACTACATATTGATAATACAGCTGAAGACCCTAGCTCAAACATTACTAGAACTACTTATGTGAAAGAATTGGGTGCTTCTACTAATGGGCTTACTGCTATTTCTGGCACCGTTGAAACATTCTTTAGTTCTGACACTATTACGGGCTCAGGAACTTCGTTCACAACTGATTTCTCTGTAGGTGATTTTATTAAAGTTTCTTCTGAATCTGCTGCTGGTACGGAAGCAGCCTCCTCTGAGTATAGAGAAATTGTAGAAATTTTCAGTAACACCGCCATGACAGTAAAGTTTCCTTTTCTACGTACCCAAAGCGGGGTTTATGGTTTTAAACAAGCATTAGTACCTGATATATCAAAAGACGTTATTCTCGCTGAAATAAGTAGGTCAGGTAGTATTTACTCAGCAGATATATATGTACAAGCTAAAGGCGATGACGGTTATGTAGTAAACCTTACTAATGAAGCCGTTAGTGTATCTTCCGGTAGAAACGCCAGCGTTAGTCCTATTGCCTATCCTGTAACTTCTTACAGCAATACAGGCACTATTATTAAAGTTAGTAAAGGCTCCACTATTTTATCAGCAACCTCAGGAACTCCTGGTTCAGGTCAGTTTAAGGTGACTGTTAATGCTGTAAATAATATTGTAGCTGGAAGTATTACACATTCCGGTACTACTGCTACTGTAGCTTCGGCGTCAAGCATGTCAGATGTGCCTTTAGAGGCAAGTATAGAATTTTTAATAAATGTGGAAGGTCAGGTTAATTTTACTAAACAGCAAACATTTAGTAAATCTGTCGAAGGTATTATAGGTACTACAGGTCCGCAGGGTGTTCAAGGCACTCAAGGTGCTCAAGGTCCTCAAGGCGTTGGGGGTACTATAGGTCCGCAGGGTATTCCAGGGACTCAAGGTGTTCAAGGTCCTCAAGGTGTTCAAGGTACTATTGGCCCTCAAGGTATTCAAGGTACGCAAGGAGCCTTGGGTCCTCAAGGTGTTCAAGGTACTATTGGCCCTCAAGGCGCCCAAGGTACTCAAGGAGTAGTAGGCCCACAAGGTGTTGGGGGCGGTATTGGCCCTCAAGGCGCTCAAGGTACTCAGGGTGTTCAAGGTCCCCAAGGCGTAGGAGGTACTGTTGGTGCTCAAGGTGCTCAAGGTCCTCAAGGACCGGGGGGCCCTCAAGGGCCTGTAGGTACAGCAGGTACACCAGGCCCAGCGGGCCCACCAGGTACAACCCCAGGTCCTCAAGGTCCTGTAGGTCCCGCAGGAGCCGCAGGTCCAGCGGGTCCCGCAGGCACTACTCCAGGCCCCCAAGGCCCCGCGGGCCCAGCAGGAGCAGCAGGCCCAGCAGGAGCAGCAGGCCCAGCGGGTGCTCAAGGTACTCAAGGACCCCAAGGACCAGGAGGCCCAGTAGGTGGGCCTGGTCCTCAAGGTGCTCAAGGTACTCAAGGTCCTCAAGGACCAGGAGGCGCAGCAGGCGGTCCAGGCCCTCAAGGCCCTCAAGGTACTGCAGGCCCCCAAGGACCGGGAGGCCCAGCGGGCGGACCAGGCCCTCAAGGTGCTCAAGGTACTCGAGGTCCCCAAGGACCAGGAGGCGCAGCAGGCGGACCAGGACCAGCAGGCGCTCAAGGTACCGCAGGTCCCCAAGGACCAGGAGGACCAGCAGGTGGACCAGGACCCGCAGGACCCGCAGGACCAGGAGGACCAGCAGGTGGACCAGGACCCGCAGGTCCCAATGGACCAACAGGAGGGCCTGGAGGGACAGGGGCACAAGGTGCTCAAGGTCCGGCAGGAGCAGCAGGGGCTGTAGTTGCCTTTGACACTACGAACACTACTGTACCTAGCAATGCAGGCAAAGAATCCATTGTTCAAGGAGTAGCCTCTGACGGAGTTGCTAGAGCTGGAGACATATACTGGAATGTATCTAAAGATATACAGTATAAAAGAGTTAGTGCTTCTTCATGGACTTTACTAGGTACTGTAACTTCCACAGGTAACATTCAATTTAATGGGGGCTCGAATCCTAATATTAAAATTTTAGATGGAAGTACTGTCAGAGTTGTTATAGGTTACTTGTAATATATAACTCCAGCAAAAAAAGTTCTTTACATTGAGTTATTTTTATATTAAAATTAACGCTTATTATTGATATTATTAGGTACAAAAAATGCTGTTAAAAGTAATAGAAAATTTTCTTGAGGAAGAAAAAGCCATAAAATTGTCTAATAATATAAAAGATATTCCTGAAAACTGGTGGTCTTATGTATTAAAATTTGGGTCTAGTCCCGTAGTATACTTGACAAACTCTTTAAAAGATATAGATATAAAAAATAATGTATCTTTTAAAGTAGATGATAGTTTTCGTAGAAATGAAGAATTCTGTTATAAGTTTAAGAGAACTACTAGCCATTTTGATTCTTGTACGTGTTTTGAGTGTGCTTTTAAAAAAGAATCAGATATTAAAAATTGTATATTATATGAGATGGGGTGGAATTCCTGTACTATAGGAGAAACTTTTATAAGTGCATACGAATCAGGTAATTTTTTAAGCATGCACACGGATAAAAATAAAGGAAGTTTAGCTTTTGTTTTAAATCTAACCCAAAACTGGAAACCGGAATTTGGCGGGATGCTAAATGTTTTAAGTAGTGATGGATCGTTCAAGGCAATCCCGCCCAAATTTAATTCTTTAGTACTTATGGAGATAGATGAAACTGAAGGCACGCCGCATTTTGTTAGTGAAATTAGTCAATACGCTACATCTAGTAGAGTAGCTTATTCCGGTTGGTGTACTAATGATAGTTAACTTCTGTGCTGCTAGGTTTAGACAAGTATTTGGTAACTGGGATAGGATGTATGGACACGTAGCAAACTCTTTTAATTCTCTAGGGTATGAAGTTAGGGTCAGTAAATATTTAAATTTAGAGAATATCCCCTCTTTCGCTAGTATAGGTATAGAAGACTCTTATGAGCATGTGTATGTATATAACCATACTAATACACAAAGTTTAGATGACGATAACCTTTTCCAAGGTAAAAGGCGTCTATTTATAAAACCAACAGGCCCAACCCCAGAACACTTCACTATTGATACCTTAGGCTATGCTGCACACAGTGAAATTACTTATACAAAACCTCCTTATAGCGCCGTAGACAGTACAGAATTTTTTAGTTGCGAGATCCCCAAACTCATAGCTAGTAGATGTGGAAAATGGACAGACAGACGTGATTTAGTACTTTCTGATACTTGTATAGACATACCTAACGATCACATACTAGTACTAGGCCAAATTCCTCACGATGAAACAGTAACCAGAATGTCTTTTGGAGGCCACTGGCAGAAATTAAAAGATATAGTCGCAGAGCTAGAAAATCAAGAATCTCCTGTAGTTATAAAACTACACCCGCAGCTAGAGTCAGAAGTTATGTCTGTTAGAGGCACTCAAAATTGGTATGCTTTTATATCGGCTATTAAGCTTTGGAAATATAAAGGGCATACTGTTTTATATGGAAATGAAAATCTACATGATGTTCTTCCAAAGACAAGAGTAGCTATTACTGAAAATAGTACTTCAGGGATAGACTGTTTAATTTATGATATTCCAATAATTTCTTACGGGTACCCGGAGTATCATTGGGTAACTTTTGACTTGAGGCATTTAATTCAATTACAAAATGCAGTGTCTGATTTATCTTGGTGGGATAAAAGTTCTTCTAGGCAGTGGTTATCCTGGTATTGTACTAAGTATCAATGCTATGATTCACAATCTACTTTACGCAGGCTAAAAGACCTTCTATAATAGAAAGAAACAAGGAAGTAATGTCACCTCTACTAAAGAATTTATAGAAGTAAATAAAACAAAAGCCCCACGAAAAATAAATCTTGACATTGGGCTATTGAGTTGTTATAATTTTTCCATAATCGCTGAAGTTTCAAACATTGGAACAAGATCGCCGGAAGAAAACCTAAATGTCGTATACTCAGAGAGACCTATCGCCTCTAGTTCGTGGTGATGATTGGATGCTAAAACTTGTTTTAACATCTGAAAACGCTGTACTTAATATTACGGGGTATTCTTATACGTTTACATTAAAAGATAATATAGACGATTCAGACCCAGGTGTAGTGCAAGTTACTGCAACACCTAGCGTTTCTACTAGCCCAACCGAAGCTTCTCAAGGAATTTTATATATTAGTGTAGCAAGAAATCTTACTAACGGTTTAGCTGCGCAAACATATAATTATGATGTTCAACAGAAAGACACTTCCGGAGATGTTCAAACACTGCTTATTGGAAAAGTAAAAGTAGTGAAAGACGTTACTAGAACAGTTTCTTAGCATGAGCTCTAAACTATTCTATGGTACGGAATATCATGTCCCACCAGAAATATCTGTTGAAATTTACCAGTCTATAACAAAAGTAAATATAGATTATATTCCTAATATAACTTTAACGAGTAAGTTTATTAGACCTGAGGTTACTTTAGATCAAACGTTTCACGAAGTACATATCTCTGATTTAACATTAGTATCCAGCGTAGATATAGTACACACAGAAGTAGCTTCTATAGAGCTCAAGGGAGTAGCATAATGTCATATACTCAGTTAGACTTACCTTCTCAAGTAAGGGGTGATACCTGGGTATTTAACTTTATAATTCAAGATACTGCTGGTAACGCTATAAACATTACGAATCATGAGTATACGATTACGTTAAAATCAGATATATCGGTTCTTGACGAGAATGCAGAAATTCAAATAGGGCCAACGGTTCCTAGCGCTTCTAATGCCGCTTTAGGGAAAGTAAGTATTATAGTTCCTGGAGGCTCCACGAATGCTCTTGTTCCTCAGTCATATAACTATGATATACAGGAAGTAGAAACCGACGGTACTGTAAGTACTCTTCTTATCGGAAAAATCAAAGTAAGAGCAGATGTTACAAGAACCGCAATATATAATGGAAGTACAAGCGTTACTCAATCTGTAGCGGGACGAGGTATTTACAGATCAATTACCGAAACCACCTCCCCCACAGAGATATACTTAGACGGAATATCAGGTTCTAGACTAGCTCTTCAATCTGAAGGAGTTCTTGCTTTCGACGCACTTATAATTGGAAGAGATAATACAACAGGTAATGCCTGTGCTTTTCAATTAAATGGTGGAATGAAAAAAGGTACCTCAGTAACACAAATCATCGGAACAGTAGGCAAAACTATCTTAGGAGAGGATGTACCGGGTTTCGACGTAAATATCACAGCAAATGATGGGAACGATTCTTTAAAGATCGAAGTAACTGCAGCCACCACGAATACAACTAGATGGGCGGCTGAGGTACAGTATACAGAGGTGTATTTCTAATGGCAATTGTTTTAGACTACCAGAATCAGAAAATTTTTGTAAATGATATTGAAATTGCAAACAGTGCAGGAGTGAAAACATCCTCCATACCTATTGTTCCTCATGGAACTATTACTGCTACTACTCTTCAAGAAGCTCTTGAACAGTTAGCAGACCAAGATTTTCGGACAACAGAAACACCAACTGGCTCAAATATAGAAGAAGGAGACACTTGGTACGACATAGATGATAATCAGTTAAAAGTATACCGCGAAACTAGTTCAGGAGTATTTGAGTGGGTTCCTATAATTGTAGGCAATATTTCACCAGATTCGGATACACTAGACGCAGGAGCCTTTTAAGGCTGCCGGAGACCCTAAATGGCTCAAACAATCAAAATTAAACGCAGTACAACCACCCCAGCACCTAGTGCTCTTACTGCGGGTGAGTTAGCTTATTCCGATAGTAGTGATAAGTTATTCATTGGCGCTCCAGCAGATAATGCTGTAGTAGCTATTGGCGGTAAATTATATGTAGATATGCTCGACCACACCGCAGGTATTCTTACCGCTAGTAGTGCAATTGTTGTCGATTCAAACAGTAAAGTAAATAAATTACTTACTGGTGTTATTCGTATTAATAATACCACTAGTCATATTGATACTTCTTCAGGCGATCTTACCTTAAACCCTGCGAGTAACCTAGTACTTACTACTGGTACTGTTGATCTAAGTGGTCAAGCTACCGAATTTAAGTTAATTGATAATTCTGGTACTGCTTTAACGATTAGTGAAGGTTCTAATAACTATATCACTCTTGACACTACTAACTCAGCAGAGAGAGTTAAATTTTCTCAGCAAGTAGAGTTTTCAGGAGCTTATACACTCCCCACCGCTGATGGAAGTACTGGCCAAGCCCTTATTACAGACGGTAGCGGCGCAGTTGCTTTTACTACAATCTCTACTGAACTTGATATTGCTGGAGATAGCGGTACGGACACCGTATCTCTTATCTCAGATACTTTAACCTTTGCAGCCGGAACCGGATTAAGCACTGCAGTTACAAATAATACTGTAACTGTTAATGCTGCAAATATTACTTTAGGTACCTCTACTCTTACTTTAGGAGCTACAACAGCTTCAATAGCAGGCTTAGAACAATTAGACGTAGATAATGTACGCGTAGATACGAATACAATCTCTACTACTAATACTAACGGTAATTTAATCCTTTCTCCAAATGGTTCGGGTACAGTGACAGTACCTTCAGGCTATAAGGATCGTGCAGGATTTGGAGCAACCTCTCTAGTATCAAAAGAATATGTAGATGCGATTAAGCAAGCACTTGACGTAAAAGAATCTGTAACAGTAGCAACCACTGCAAATCTTTCTGCAACTTATAATAATTCTGGAGGCACTCTTACAAACTCCGGTTCAAATGCCGCTTTACAATTAGATGGAATTACTGTAACTGCTGCAAATCGAGTACTTGTTAAAAATCAGTCCACAGCCGCAGAGAATGGTATTTATGTAGTTACCACCGTAGGCGACGGCTCTACAGCTTGGGTGCTTACTAGAGCAGAAGACGCTAATCTTTCGGCAGAAATGACTGGAGGTGTATTCACCTTTGTAGAACAAGGTACTATAGGGGCAGAAAACGGTTATGTATTTACACATAATGGTGCTCCTACTCTTGGTACTACTGCTCTTACTGTTTCTCAGTTCTCGGGTGCCGGTCAAATTGTTGCTGGAGATGCACTCTCTAAGTCAGGTAACCGAATTGACTTAAATGACGACAACATTACTCTTGAAGTTGACTCAGATACCGTACGAATTAAAGGTATTTCAGCTACCGCAGTTGGTGACTTACTCATCGGTGCTGCTTCAAATGCTGGATACACACGACTTGTTAAACCTTCCGGAAACGCGACTGCCTCTGATTATATATTAAGCATGAACACTTCGGGTGTAGCCTCTTGGGCAAACACGCTGGACGGCGGCACATTCTAAAAAACTCTTTAGCGTATATACGCAGATAACGGAGGAGCCACATGGCACAAACGATTAAATTAAAGCGTTCCGCTAGTGCGGGCGCTGCACCCACTGTTTCCCAACTTGAACTTGGTGAAGTTGCTATCAATACATATGATGGCAAAATGTACATCAAGAAAAGTGTGGGAGGTACTGAAAGTATTGTAGAGATTTCCGGAGGAGGAGGAGCTTCGGCTGCCGATGCTATTTTAGTAGAGTATCTTTATACTGCTACTGCTTCGCAAACTGCCTTTTCTGGTAATGATGATAATAGTGCTTTTCTGTCTTATGAAGTAGGTACTATACAAGTATTTCTTAATGGTATTCTTCTAGATCCAGATACGGATTATACTGCTACTAACGGTGCTCTAATAACTCTTACATCGGGCGCTGCTCTCGACGACTATCTTCAAATCTTTGCCTTCAAGAAAAAGATTAGTGATGGAAGCGTCACTGTAAATAATTTTTCTGGTAATAATTCTACTACTTCCTACACTCTCTCACTTGATCCAGGCGATGAAAACAATACTCGCGTATTTATCGACGGCGTATATCAGTCAAAAGCAAACTACTCTGTAAGCGGAACCACTATTACTTTTTCTAGTGCTCCCCCAAGTGGCACTGGCATAGAAGTCGAAATCGGCAATCGTGTAGTTAGCTTGGACACAGCATCTAGCCTCGATTTTCCTGACAACGTAAAGTTAAGACTTGGTACAAGTCAGGATCTTGAGATTTATCATGATGCTTCTGATAGCTTAATCAACGATAGCGGTACGGGGTCGCTAAAGCTACAAACTGGTGGCTCTACAAAACTCGAAGTAACGTCTACAGGCGTAGATGTTACAGGTAATATTGCAGTCTCTGGAACTGTAGATGGAGTAGATATTGCTGCACGAGATGCAGTACTCACCTCTACTACTACAACTGCTGGAGCAGCACTTCCCAAAGCTGGCGGTGCAATGACAGGTGCAATTACAACAAACTCCACGTTTGATGGTCGAGATGTTGCAACAGACGGCTCAAAGCTCGATGGGATAGAAGCCGGAGCAACCGCTGATCAAACTCAATCTGAAATTAATGCTCTTGGTATTACCGCAACAGGATTATCAGGAACACCTGCAATCTCGGTAGCAAACATCACCACTACGGGTGAGCTTCGTGGTCCTGCAAGTCTAGTTATTGACCCTGCGGGCATTGGCGACAATACCGGCACGGTCGTAATTAAAGGAAATCTACAAGTTGATGGTGCTACTACTACTATTAATTCCACTACTCTTACTGTCGATGATCTCAATCTTACTCTTGCATCGGGAGCTGCGAACGGAACCGCAGCGGATGGCGCTGGTATTACAATTGATGGCGCTTCGGCAACTTTAACCTATCAAAGTACTGGCGATAACTGGGCATTTAATAAGCCTTTGAATATTCAAACAAATCTACTTCTTTCTAGTGATGGTTCAAATGGTATTATTAGTGAATCCGGAGCTGGAAGTCTTTTTTTAAGAGGAAGCGGGGTTTCTATACAAAATGCCTCGAATGCGAATATGATACAGGCATTATCTGCAGGAGCAGTAACTCTTTACCATAATGGTGCTCCAAAGATAGCTACTAGCTCTTCTGGGGCAAGTATAACAGGAATCGTAAACGTTACTGGAAATATCGTAGTCTCAGGTACTGTTGATGGAGTAGACATTGCTGCACGAGACGCTATACTAACTTCCACGACGACTACAGCGGGTGCTGCACTTCCAAAAGCTGGTGGTACGATGACTGGTGATTTAATACTTGGCGACAGTATTAAACTAGAGCTAGGAGCTGGAACGGGTGGAGACTTACAACTTTATCATGATGGTAGCCATTCTTATGTTACAAATACTTATGCGTCAGGAGCTCTTAAACTAGTTTCTGATGATTTCCGTATAGAAAATGCCTCAAATAGAAACCAATTAAAAACTGGAGTAAGTGGCGCAGTTCAACTTTTCTTTGATGATGGTAGTGCTACAGGGCTCAGACTCGGCACCACAGCCACGGGCGTAGATGTTACGGGCACCGTCACGGCGGATGGGCTTACTGTACAAACCACAGGCTCTACAACTGCGCTCTTAACGCTAAACAATGCAGACGGCAACGGAACTTTATCGCAAATTAATCTTGGCTATACCGCTGACCCTGACCACGGGAACATTAGTTATACAGGCGATATGATTTTTACCGCAGGTGCGGCAGAACGCATGCGCATCGATTCCTCTGGTTTTGTGGGAATTAATACAGCAGGAGCAGTTTCATATACGCCACTTACTTTAGAGACTGCTAGCGGTAGTGCTTTTACAGCAGGCGGTGTTAATGGTGTGGGTCTTATACTTAGAAACAGAAGCAGCACAGTGGGAACTAGCTCAGGAATAAAATGGGCAGCAAACACTTCATACCATGATTTAGGTGGTATTCATATGGTTTTAACTGGTAATTCTAGTACCAATGAAACTGCTGACTTGACCTTCTTTACTTCTAATTCTGGTGATAGTGGCAATACGGAGAAAATGCGCATAGACAGCGCAGGCAAAATCAAAATAGGCAACAATATTCCCATGTGGTCTGGTAGTTATGGAGGCGCTTTATTCCTAAAAGGCAATAACGCAACTTCTGATAGATATGCGCAATTAACAATTGTCGATTCTACTGGAGCAGCGGCGTACACTGGTTTGGTAGTAAATACGGTGGGCAACGTTGGTATCGGAACAAGTTCTCCATTAACTCTTGATGGGAATGCCGCACCAGGCTTAACAATAAAATCAAACGGGCCTTATATACTTCTACAAGATGCAAATAACTCAGACAAAGTTACATATATGTCTAACAATACAGGAGTGTTACAATTTGGCATAGTTGGTGATAATGGTATATCTGGTAAAACCGAGCATATGCGCATTGATACCTCGGGCAACGCTACCTTCGCAGGAACAATAGGAGCAGGAGCAGGCACTGTTAGTTTACCTTCATTATCTTTTGCAGGCGATTCTAATACAGGACTTTATTCACCATCCGCAGACAATTTAGGTTTTGCAATAGGCGGTACGGCTAGAGCATTTATGAGTAATAGTCAGTTTAATGTGAATGCAAAGATTGTTGCTACAGAACTTGATATAAATGGCACAGGAGATGTATCGGGAAATCTCACTGCTGGTGCTCTTTTTTCAAACGCTGGTTTAAGAAATGCCGGCGGATCAGATTTCGGTTCTCAACAAACTTTGTGGGCTACAGCCAATGGTTCTACCCACCAAGCTGGATATACAATAGGCTGGAATACTGGCGGAAATAATGCCCGTACTCAAAAGATGCATCTCGACAACAACGGAAATCTTAGCGTTACAGGCACAGTATCTATAAAGGCTAACAGTCTCACTATAGACTCCGATTATGGTCATTCGTCAGGAAGGCACCAGACACTAGTATGTCATAACGCAATCACAGCGAATCAAGCTTGGACAGATGTTGCATTTGTATCTTATTCCCCCTCGTTGACTATCCAAGGAACTGCTCAACGAGATAATAATGGTAGTATGGGCATGTCGAGTTACTTCGGCACAATATTTGGTGGATATGGAAACGTGAACGTAGTAGCAGAAAGAAGCACTGCCAGTCCAATGAATAGCGGTGGCTTTGGCGCATTAGAGTATCGATACTTGAATGGCACTGCACCAAGTGGGGCATATAGACTACAAGTTAGAATGCCAATCACAGCAGGCACGATGTATATAACGACAACGCTTAATGGTCAAGCTTTCAGCCAGATAACAGAGGATTAATATAATGCAGAAAATATACTTAAAGTTTACAGACATAAATGAATATCAAACTATAATTGGTACAACTGACTATAGAGTTGATGACGATACAACTTTTAAACATTGGCCAGATATGGCTAAAGAGACTGGAGAAACTGCTACAGACAGTAACGGTAACGAATATCCTGTTATGGTGCCTGTGTCCGGACACCATGTCGATATGTACATAGAAGACGGATTGGATACTCCCAGTGAGTTAGTACCTTATGTTGTTGCTACTCCAGATAATCCAATTCACAGGTTACGCTAGGAATCACTACGCCCAAGTAATGATAAATAACATAAGAACCTTAAGGTATAAATAGTAAT